TGTTGGACCCAACAATGGCTGAACAGATACGATCTTGTTAGCAATAAGTTGTGGGTAGATACGACGGACAAGAGGAATCGAAATTCTCTTGAACTGAGCAATGTCGCTCGTGTCGGTGCTGGCTTCATTTACCAGAAGTTGATTTTCGAGAAGAACTGCTGTGGCAGAGCGGACGTATTTATCTTCGATGTTGTTCAAAAGACCAGTCTTTGCCCAGCGAGTTTCTAACACCTTTGCTTCATTAAGAAATCTAGAATTTGCGTTCATATTTTTTCCTTTTGATAATTAGAATCGCTTATTGTGTCTTTAATCCAGATAGGACCAAAAGTTGATCCATTTCGCTGCTTCCTGTGTTATATTCCGCTATAACTTCGGTATCTTCAGCGACTTGTCCTCTCCCCGTTGCGTTCTTTGCTTTTTCGATTTTTTCTTTCTTTTCTGTAATGACCTTGGCCTTCTTATCTTCGGTTGTGGTCTTTGTAGCTTCTGTAATTACGGCTTCGGCTTGACGCTTCCACTCGTTTAGCTTTGTATTTTCTGTAGAAAGACGGATGTTACGGGCTTCCATAATCTTGAGTTGGCCCTTCATATCTTCCATTTGCTTAGAAGCAGATTCCAATTTCGAGCTTGTTACTATGTTGAAGTCGGCGTCTGTGAGATAGCTAGAAGTTACTTCTACAATCTTGTCCAAAGCAACCTTGTGTTCTGCCATGCGTGGGTCATTCAATACTTCACAACGAGCTTGCTCGTAAATTTCTTGACCCTTGAATTGCAAGAACTGGTCTACTTTGTCAACAATGTAGTCTTTCATCTCTTGAAGTTTCTTGTCGTACTCTTCGTACATCTCAACTTCGAGTTGATTGTTCTTCTCTTTTTCGCCCTTCAACATCTGATAGGCTTCTTCATAGCCTTCTTGAAGTTGTGCGTTATACTCTTCGCCTTGTACCTCAAGACGGTTACGCAAATCAGCAATAATTGCGTATGCTTCTTCGTAACCCTTTTCTGCTGTCTTTTCGGCCACAGCTATTTCATTAGAAAGCTCGGAATAGGCTTCTTCGAGTTTTTCGTTGTACTCTTTTTCGAGAGTAGACTTAGCCTCCCCCAACATCTTTTCAACCGAAGTTGCGACCTCATTGATTTCAGATTCTGGCAATAGCTTCTTTAGTGCTTCTACAATTTTATTATTCATTAGCCTAACCTCGCTTTAATGTTGCTAGTTTGTTGTTCTATGATTCCGCCCAAACAAGCGATAAGAGCTTCTTTATTTATACTTCTACTTTCATTTTTATTAGAAGAATTACTAAAATCATTTGTCTGGATTACATTTTCTTTATGACCTACTACTTTTTCCTGAAAAGCAGCATGTGTGCTTGGGTCGGCTACAGCATCGAACGTAATAAGTTTGTAGCTTTCCCCAATAACAAAGACGCCATTCTCTTCTTTTCCACTCCCTACACCTCGGCTACTAATACCCACTCGAACTCCATCATTAATTAGAGCCTTGAGGATACGGCCTGCTGGTGTGTTCAAAATCTCGCCCTCGCCCATCAGGTTATTTCCTTCCCACCACACATTGGTGACAATGTGAGATGCTTTCTCGAAGTGAATAACACTATCTGTTGGGTGATCTAGTTCACCCACTAGACCACGGGCCTTGATGATTGGCGACAATTTCTTGACGTTCTCATCAAGGATAGAGTAAGGGTAAACTCTGTTGTTTTTATTTTTAGCTTCTGCTTCTTGGAACTTGCCCCTGAATTTCGTTGTCCCCTTATCAGTTGACTCGTTGAGATTCAAGATAAAGCCGCCATCGGAGCAGCAGTCAATGAGTAACATGTCTCTGCCGTTCATTAGGCTCCTTATTTGTCAACAGTTGAGTTAGATTTTCCAGGCACATACGGATTATTCAAATTCGGCCATGTGTCGCTAGACTGCCACCGACTCAAATTATCTTCGTCTTTATCGGCACCCTTTTCGCCATTCATGGTGTAATTCCCGAATGGTTCAGGAACGTAAGGATTCTTCAATGAAGGATAGGTGTTTTCGCCACCGATATTTCCCCATCCATGATTTCTCATTTCGTCATCCAAGTTATTCTTGAAGGATTTGCCGTCACTTACAGGAGCTTCGCTGCCCCAATCGCCATTGAGATTGCTTGCCACTGCATTGTGTTGCTTTGCGGCCCAACTTGTTTTTGGGTGGTCTCCATTCACAGAGTGATGTGGATTATTAGAAACATCCCAATCTCCTTCCATATCATCAACATTGGATTCAAGCAACTCTTGCAAGTAATTTGCAATTTGCTCTGCCACGCCGAGATTTGGTTGAGATTCACGATTTAGAACGGCTTCACAGTCAGACATAAAATCGGCTGTTTCTACCTTTGTTACTTCATCGCCGCTCTCGATAGCGATTTTGTGGATTTCGTGCAAAGCCTTGTAAAGATCAGAGAATACTCTCAAATCGGCATTATCAGATTCATCAAGCTGCTTGAAGAACTTTTCCGCAACAGACTTGAATTCCAAATAAGCGTCTTTGCATTCTTTGCATTCGCTAGTAATGTCGTGTCCAACGCCAGCTACTGTGGCAATCTTCTTAACACGATCTGTATAAGCGTGATGTGCAGTTCTTAGAATGGCTTCGGCCATGAACATGCATGTGTCATCATCGAAATTGGTAACACTAGCCATTGAGAGTGCTTCTGCAATTTGCTGTGCCAATTCGTCTTGTGTTAGATAAAGTACATTCGGCCATCTCGAAACGATTGCTTCGAGTGTTTCTTCTAGGGCAGAATTGTCAGAAATGTTGTTGTAACGTTTCAAATCTGCCATTGCACGAACGAAAACTTGATCTTCATTTATCTTTTTAGAACCGTTACGGAGAAGCTTACATTCGTGATCCAAAGTCTTCCAATTAAAGGAAAGAATCTTGCCTTCATTTCTCTTGGTGAGAGTTGGAATTGCTACGTCAGTAACATTGCCACGGTCGTCTGTGCGTACTGCGGAATTCTTGAATACAGGACCAAATTCCTTGTAATCTAGGTAATCCATTACGTTTTCACACATTATATTCCACTCGTTCATGTTCTTGACTTTACGAACGTATGTACGCCAACGTGGGTTATTGCTGCCACCTAATTTTTTGGCAGCAATTTTTCTCTCCCTAGAAAGCTGAGCTTTCTGGCTGGGGGACATTTTTCTCAGTGACTTTAATCTTGCACGAGTTCTCTTGGCAACTAAACTGCGACTTTGCTTTTTGTGACGAAGCTTCGAAAATTTACCGGTTGGTTTGGAAACAGAGTAACGACGCTTGATGCCTTCACTTACCAATTCACGCTTGACAACCGGAGAATTGAAGTACTCATCGAATAGAGAATTTGCTTTGGCGTCGTTATTTTCCAAAATGGCGTCTACCAATTGGGTTACAATTTCGTGAGCCGCTTTTTTGCCCGATTCTTCCTCAATTACCAGTTCTTCAATGTTTTCAAGAATTACTTGGTCGTTTTCTATCTTGTAAACGGCATGGATAAAAGTGCCATCTAGTGTTTTATATGTTACATCGTTCTCGCTGTAGCAGAATAACTCAACATCAACGTCTAAAGTCTTACTTAGAACGTCTTCTGCTGCTATCAATTCTTCTTCTGCACGAGAGAGCGAGCCTTCTTGAAGTTTGCCGAAGGCTTCAAAACTTATAAGTTTTCTTTTCATATTCGATGAACTCCCTGTATACTGGTTTAACTGTGCTTAGCGAGCCATTCGGTTCGAGCCATAAATATTTACTTTAAATGAACCATTGCTCCATCTATATATTAACTGGCCTGTAATATTTATCAGCCAATTTCGTTAATTGTCCCTGAGCGTTACTAAAAAATTATTTTGTCGCATGTATATAAGTATGCAGAAACGAACAAAAAAGGAGAAAAAAATTGTTGTCATTTAGGCATTACGTCTATTATCGAGAGAATAATTTGGACGGTGACCACGGTTTTACCGGAGGCATTGATCGCAATCCGGTTATTGGTGGCGACATTGCTCCAATCTCCGCAGCCCTCGCAAGAGCGCTATCTACACACAAAAGCAAGACAATCGAACTTTTGCGGCAACTTAACGACGACAAAATTAACGCCATCCTCGATCAGATGAATGCTGACGAACTCAACAAATCTTCATTTAGTAAGTCGCCTGATAAGATGGACGGCGACGTTTTAGCCCCTAATACAGCGGACACCGCTAGTGGCGAAATACCATAATTTTGGCTCACAAGATTACAAGTTTTGTTCTTTTAGTTTTGTTCTTTTAAAGAGGTTTGGTTGTTCTTAACGCTCGCTTCGCTCGCTAAACAACCAAACTTTCTACGAAAGTAGGGGCTTCCTGCTCGCAAAACGGGTGAAGAATCTCAGGGAAGGTGGAGACGACGAAGACTCCTACGAGGAAGACTACTAGCGGTACTTGCCGATGCCGGTCTGATTGGCCACTACATCTTTGATTTCCTCGGCGATGGTCGTAATGTCTCGGCCCATGTTGAGTTTGTGGTAGGACGACACCATAGGAAGAATCTGCTTGTAGTATTTGTCCAGAATGTCCTCGTACTTCAAGTAGTTCTCTTCCTTGTTGTCGGCGAGGTTCAGGTCCATGCCGGTCCCGTAGTAGCTGAGACCCTTCTCTTTAATTATGCGACTAAAGGCTAGGTGAATAGGCAACGTGCAATGGAAGAGAATATCTGGTTCCCGAAAATCCTTGTAGATTTCGTTCATGATTTGCACGTCCACACCACGGGCCTTATCCCGCACCATTGATGTGTAGATATACCTGTCGGCCACAACGATCTTGTTTTCCATCAGGCCGGGTACGATTTCGTTCTCGTAGCGTATCACCATGTCGGCGGCGTGCATCAAAGAATAGAGCATAGGGGAAAGGATTCGTTTATCCTTAGCATCCTTGATGGCCTCTTTCATGATTTTGGAAGAATTCCATTTCGTTTTCATTACGTCATAATTCTCTTCTTCCTTGAGCCATTTACTGAGGGTTTCGACCTGGGTGCTATTGTGAACTACTGTGAAGTCTCCCAAGAGGAATAAGTGGTTTCCGTCTGTTTCAAAACCATAATATTTACCAATTCCTGCTGGCTCAACTCGAAATCCTACCCTAAGAGGGTTTTTGTTTATTGTTCGACGTGGGATTATTTTTCTTTGTATTCTTGTTGGAATTAGGTGACAATCACCAGAAAGTGACACACGGAAATAATTGCCAATTGCTCCGGTTTGACACTTTTTTTTGCATGGTTTGATATAGGCAGCAAGTCCTAAAGAACGAGCTAAATAGGCCACATCTTCGGCCAATTGTTTATTCTTGTTGATAAAGTCAACACACCCAGCCCGTTTGCCAACATGCCCGTCTGTGTCGATTAGTCCGGCGAGTAGTTGTAGACGAACTTCACAGCTATTGGACTTATAACATAGAGGAATGTGTTTGTTGTTTAGCAGTCCATATTGTTTGAGATTGTTTCTGAGTGAATTGTCTCGGATGCCAGCTTTCGACCCAACTATAGTATATCTGGACGCTTTTTTGCCTAAAATTGTGTGAACAGTCACCCGCAGATTACGACTGTCTGATTCCTCGGTGATTGCTTTTACTATTTCTGGATCGCAGGTGGTAAAACCAGTATTTGCGCTGTTGCCATCGCCAAGCCAGACCCCAAGTATGTAAGGATCAATGTTAATTGGTTGTGAAGGGAATTCCACGCTTTTGCGTACAAGTTGTGCATAGCGAGTAAAGCACCTAGATTGCTCCATAAATTCTGGTGCAGTCATTTCGGCATAACCGTGGTTTTTCTTCACTACATTCTTAAAACCGTTACAAGCAAATCCAAAGACAATAGCATGTCTGCTGTTCACTCTTTGAATCATGCCTTTTTTTGGAATGACATCATACATCCAATCCGATCCAGAATGGGTTGATATAACGGTTCTTGATGTGGAATCATCTCCCATTACTAGGTCGCCTGATTGGACATCTTCGATGTTTTTGATGGACCCATCATACATTAAGACTGGAGTGCCTGCGGCCCAACTTTTGCCTGCTCCGTCGATGCCTTCAAATACGATCAACAGTCCTTTCTTATCTTTGGGCTTCTTCTTGCGCAAGATTTCTTTGACTTGCTGACGGATGTTTTGGCCGTCTGGCTTGGGCTTGCGCAAGGCGGCTTCGAGCACCGTAGTGTCGTTATGTTCAAAATATTCGTTGAAGCCTTGTAATCCGTTCATATCGTTATTTAGTTCTGACGGGAAAAAAATTGGCGGTTTGTCTCATTTATATAGGCATGAGCAGTCTTGATTTTACGCTGTGGTTAGAAGCAAGGGAGAACCGGCCTATTGTTTTTTCCGATATGGACGAAACTATCGTTCACAATATGGAGATTGGTTGGCTCAAGGATTCCCCCGAAAACAAGAAGTTTGCTAAGATGGTGGTTCCGGGTAAGCACCCCTATCCTGACGTGAAGGAAATTCACGCCGAAGGACATGATATGTACGTTTTCCCACGTCCAGGGTCCACGAATTTCTTGAAGGCTATTAACCATTTTGCCGACTTTGTATTTCTTAGCCACAGCGACATAGATTATGTCCATAAGGTAATCAAGGTCATGGATTGGGGTAAATACGTCAAGGGAGCTTACAGCACAGGCGACACCAAGCCGGGCGAACTTGCCAAGAAGTATAATCTCGCCGACCGTAAGTGGTTGCTCGTAGATAATCTCCATATCCACAGCGTCGAAATATGCAATAAACTGCGTATTTTAGGTTTAGGCATTGATGTCCATGATCCCCATGAGATCGTCAAGAGGATCATGGCCAAGGCCGACGAGCATTTCATCGACGTGACCGATTGGGTTCCGACCGTGGCTGAATACGACGATTTTGAGTTGTGGAACACCCTGCCTAAAATCAAGCAGAAGTTCGGCCTCGACTGGTCCAACGACGATCTGGCGAAATGACCGGGCTTTTCTTTTTTATATCTTCGGTACTAAAACCAATACTTTCTAGCGAGTTGTAGATTCTCTTCAGAGATAATATACCCTGAAGTGTCACCCACTACTGAATCAACAGAACAGTAAGGGCACAATGCCGTTTCGCCTTCATCTGTATATTCCTTAATTTCATTCGCAGGGAATATTTTACAACAAGAATAACAACCAGCCTTGTCGGAAATGCCCAGCAAGGCTTTGTTTTTCATAGAGAAATGCGATAGTTGTCTATATCCGATCATTAGTCTCCCACACTACGATCACGATCTTCGTGGTCTTGCTCAGAAGAGTAATCCTGAATCTCCAAGTCAAATTTCTTTATATCGTCTTCGCTTGGGTCTTCGAGTTCCTGACCTTCTGGTGGCTGTTGTCCCTCTGGTGCGGGCGGCGGATTTCCTTCCATTGGTGGTGTATCCGGGGCATCTGCTGCTGGCGGCGGTCCACCAGCAGGCGGCGCTCCGCCCATATCGGGCGACAAGTTCGGGGCCGGACCACCGGCTTCGGCTCCCAATTCTTGACCCGGTTGTTCTTGACCGGGAATACCAACGCCCAAAATTGTTGGGTTCTGCGCTACGATTTGTAGCTTCAAATCTTCCAGTTTCTGTAGCTTCAACCGTGCCAACATTTCTTCAATTTCATCTTCCGAGAACTTTAGTATCAATCTGTAAATGTCGAAATCGGACATTAACTGACCACTCTTAAGTGTTCCGGCATTTGCATAGCGAGCAGCGATTACTTCGTTTCTGGACAATTCCCGCCAATCAGATGGCGGGGTCATCTTAATCTTTAGGTCTTCATAGGATTCTTCTGGGAAACCTCTTAATTGAAGGTGTCTTTCAGCAATCTCCATAAGACCATTTTCAAAGTGCCCCTGCAATCTTTCGATCATACGAGCGAATTTAACGTCCTGAGCAGACAAAGTAATTCTCGTGGCATTGGTGTCTTCATTGGAAAGGTAGTTCTTTGGGAAGTTCAATGCTGTGAACAATTTGTTTCTGAAGTAAATTGCGTCATCAATTTCACCCAAGTTCTGGGCACCGGGCAATGTCTCAATACGAGTATTGGCATTCGGACGAATCGGAATCCAGTAATCTTCGTCCGCTGCTGGTGGTTGCCATCTTTCTTCAACTTGGTTGGCACCCGGCAAACCCTTATTGCTTGCAACTTTGCGCTTGCGGAATTGATCCTTTAAACGATCCAAGAATGCTTCTGCTTTAAATGGCGGTAATTGCCCCACATCGATATAGAACACCCTACGCTCTGGCGCACGAGTTAAACGATATACAACCATTGCATCTTCCATCAACCGAAGTTGGTGGGCGGGCGAACGAGCCGGTTCAATAAGTGATTGTCCATAAGGATAGAATGTTTTTCTATCATCACCAATTCTCATATGACAAATCTGCATGGCAGCGAACCGAATGGCTGTAGACTGATTAAGTTCAGATTCTGTTTGATCTATTACAGGACCAGAAGTAATGGCTTTGTAATCTGGACCTTCTTTCGATTGCTGAAACTCTACCAGCTTGCCTCGAACACTCTCGATCCGATACATTGTTTCGGGAGGCAAAGGAATGAGCTTCAAAATTCCATCGGATGGCTTGTTTGGGTTGATAACGTATTCCAAGAACCAGTCGCCATTGATAAGTAAATTCTTGAACCACTTCCAAGAGTGTTCGTTAAGATTTAGCATCTTGCGATGCTTCATTGTGAAGTTTAGCTCCTTCACAACCTCTTCGTTTTTACATTCAATCTTGAATAGGTCGCCGTTTTCATTCTTCTGACAGTTGTGTACGATGACAGAATCCGTGGCAAAGCATAAATGTTTCTCTACGGATAAATCGTATACATCAATTTCTGGCCCCTCAATAATTCCTACAACTCTGCGTATATCTCTATTCTGCGTGAGAGATTTGACTTCTTTTAGAGAAAACCCCTGCTTTCTCATCCAGCCATTAGCTGTCTTCCAGTCATGCCCCAATGTTTTTGCAATCTGGCGAACGGATAGATCACCAGCGATCATGCGAACAACTTTGTTGGCCTTTTCAAATTCTTCGGAGGTTTTTCCAGACTTCCAATCTTCAACGAATTGTCTTTCGTGAATCCAACCCTTATTGTGGGTGTATATTCTTGGGTATTGCCCGGTCTTTAGTTTGGTTAATGCTTGGTTGGCAGGCAGGCGGTAGAATGGCATAAGCTCCTCACCGAACGCCAATTCTCCACAAGGAACCCATGTTCCATTTCTTTTGAGGATTCTGTGGTCGGGTGTGGCAACTAATTTTTGTCCGTTATCGAAAATGATTTCCACTGTCTTGGCTTTTTTGACCCAACGTGGATTGAACGCCCAACCTAATGAGTAGTCTTTTTTCTGGAAGTCATAGCAGTAGACTAAGAATCGCTCATCTTTTTTGTTTTTTGCAAGCCATTCCAAAGTGAAGTGTCCGAAGGGTGTGGCCACAGGAGTTTCACCAGCCAGACACGCTTCGTCGGCCATTACAGTAATAGCCATTTCAATTTCTGGGACGTTTCTGAGTCTTTCATATTCTTTGTATCGCATGGTGCGATTGTTAAGACTCGTGGTGTCAATCATGTCATAGGTTTGACGTAGATTAACCGTTCCGCTGGGACCAACACCGCCAGCGAACTCTCCACCTATTTGCAGAGCGTCGGCTTGTGAGACACCAGCACCCGAAAGTTCCTTTTTGTCCCTCCGTCTCGCCAGTGCGTCTTTTTCACTTGCATAAGTGAATAACTTGAAAAAATCGCTCCAGATTGGCATTTATTTCCTCTTTATTTTCATGTAGCTATATCTTGAAAATATTGCATTCAAACTATGCTACTATTAGTTAGTCTTTTTGGAAAAAATTATGAAACCAACCCACAAAAGTTTTATTGATCTTGAGGGCAAAACATTTGGTCGTCTCACAGTATTAGAGTATGCTGGCGTGAGATGGCCAGAAAAAAGAGATAAGGGACATATTTGGAGAGTAAAATGTAAATGTGGAAATGAAAAAATAGTTTTAGGTTCTTGCTTGGCAAAAGGCGATACCACTTCTTGTGGCTGTTTCCATCGAGAGGTTGTCTCTAATAGAGGAAGTGATTTAACAGGTTTACGTTTTGGAAGATTAGTTGCTAAAAAGAGAATAGGAAGTCAAAAAAGTCACGCAGTTTGGTTATGTGAATGCGATTGTGGGAAAACCAAAGGAGTTGTAGCAGCGTCATTAAAACACGGCAGAAGTCGTTCGTGTGGATGCCGACAAGGATCATACAAACATGGTTTGTCTAAAACTAAGGGATATATCTGA